GCATAAAATTCGTTGAATCAAATTTTATAATATCACTTGGTTTAATAGTATAAAGATATTTCCAAACATATCCATCACCACTTGTTCCAGCTTCTCTTGGTTCTAAATCAGTAAAAGTTGGTTCATCCAAAGATGCTTTTCCTGAAGGATTTTCTGGATCAGTTCCATTTTGAAGGCAAATATACACTCTATAATCAGAGTTTACAATATAATAATTGGCATCATATAAACTGGTTGCATTTGATGGTTTAGATTGCTTTCCAACACTTCCACTTATGTCATGCCTATACATGTCATAAGTAATTCCGGATTGCCAAGTTATTTTTCTTATGACTTGCTTTACGTCTGAAGAATTTATTTTTTTGAGAGCAATTATCGTATCCCAATAATTATTTTCTTCATCAAAATTATCTCTAGGGTCTGGTGGAGTAGTATCCCAAGTAGAACTAACTTGTGTTGCATTTGGAAGCCCCACGAATGTGTAGTAAGAACTAGTAGTTGATGCTACACTAGTAACAAATTGTTTTGCATTTAGAATACGAAGTTGATCAGTTATAATTGCTGACATTTTACATTTTTTTATCTATTTATTTAATCTAAATATGATTTTTAATCTGGACTGCAAGTGCTCCAGTATCAACAGCAGTATCATCACTTTGCTTATTAATCGCAAGATCAACATGTGTGGTGGATCTTGCAATACCAACATAAGAAGCAAATCCTTGATCCATTCCTTGCGATAAGACATAATAATCATTTGCATTTGTGTAAGAACTTGCGAAACTTACACGATAATTCCCACTAGATTGTTGAGAAACAGTTACTCCAGAAGTTCCTCTCCAGGTTGGTGAACCACCTAAAGTGATTTCACCATACTTATCTCCAGGTGGTTGAACATATGATGAAAGTGTTCCAGTAGTTGGAAGAGCAGTTGTTGGAGGAGTGAAGGTTGCAGTTGTTGCAATTCCAACAGATGTATATCTTTGTCCTGCAGTTCCGACACCACAAGAAATTCTTACATCATCAAAAATTGCATCAACAGTAAAGAAATTCCAAGTGTTGCCATTAATGCTTGGTTGACTTTGCCCAAACGCAGCACCAAATCCAAGTCCTGCTCCATTTATATGAAGGATATTATTATCAATTATTGCATTATTAATAGTGTCACTTTTTTCAACACCATCTATATAAAAGTGTATAGAACCATTATTGCCTTCCCTAACGAGTGCATAATGAACCCACTTATCGAGAAAAATTGAATTAAAAGTTGCAGAACTTGCCGAATGCAAAATACTTTGAGTACTATTTTCATTATCCCAAATCCAAGTCACAACAGATCCATTATTAGCATAACCAAAACTCCAATCTCCAGTATCATTAGTAGATGAAGATTGAGTAATTAAACTAGTGTAGTATCCAGTTGGTGGAATAGAATCGTGATATATCCAGAATTCAATTGTCCAAGACCCAGTAAAGTCGTAGTCAGACCTGTAAGCATATGATACACCAGCACCAGCAACACTTCCGTCAATTCTAAGAGCACCAGTTCCAATCTTAACTGGAGAACCGACAATAGTTGCCCCAGCACTCACGAGAATTGGTGTTGCTCCAAACTTAGCATCAGTAAAGTTATCATCAAAAGTAGTTCTTAAAACAACACTGTCCCATTCAGTATCTGCAGGAACTGAAACTGGTGTTCCACTTGAAAGAACAAACTCTCTCCATGCACTTCCATCATAGAAGAATGGAGCTCCACCAATTCGTTTGATTTCTCCAGTTGTTCCTCCAGTTCCCACTATGGTTGCATTATTTGTTGCTAAAGTTACACCACCATCAATGGAGATGGTTCCACCAACTGATACATTTGAAGATAAGGTACAAACACCAGAAACACTTAGGTTACCAAGAGTTGTTATACTATATGGAGTGGTAATAAAGTTTGAGTTTGTTTGAACTGCATTTCCCATCAATGCGTGATTGGAGCATTGATAATGAAGAACAAGAGGAACTTGATCGACAAGGGTTATCTCAGTATAAGCACCTGCATTACCTGCAGTTCCGTTTGTTGTTACATTAGTTGTGTATTGCGTTGTTCTATTTGCATCTAAGTAAAATCTTAATGGATGTGATGAGTTAGATGCATCTGCTTGATCAAAGCGATATGTTTTTCCTGGAAGTAGGGCAATAAATGGAGACTCTCTACCATCAATGTAGTATCCACTTCCTGATCCACTTCCAAAATAACGATGATCGGATGTTTTAGATGCAACAGTAACAATGAAGGTTTCTGTAGTTGAACTTGCCGTTCCTACAAGTGCTCTATATCCAGAAAATTGTCTAGCAGTAGCAATACCAGAAACATTCAATTGATTTGTAAAGGTGGTTCCAGTAACTGTTACACCAACACCAAGAGTTTGTAATCTAATTTGATTGTTATTATCATAAAGTAATGCACCATAATTTTCAGTAAATCGTGCATAAAATCCTGTGGGAGTTCTGAATTCAATCTCATCGGAAGATTGAAGTGCTAATTTGCCACCACCAAAATTATAGATCTGAGCACCACCCCCAGAATGTCCAATTTCTAAACTATTACCACTACCAAAAATAATCTTATTGTAACCAAAAAGAGCAGAGGAACCAAAACTCACATTTCCAGTAAAAGTAGAAACACCAGAAACATTTAAAGTTTCAAGAGAAGTATTTCCTTTGACTGTAAGAGCACTTGTTGGATTTGTGGTTCCTATACCAACATTAGAAAGAGTATGAATACCTGCGTTTGTTGATGTCCAATAAGATTCTCCACTTCCTCCACCACCTGTTGCGGTAATTGTTACATTTCCAGTGTTTTGATCTACGGAAATACCAGAACCAGCAGTAATTGAGGTAACTGCTGCACCAGTTAAAGTTGTTCCTCCCAAAACAATAGACGTTGCACTAATAATACCGGTAGAACCATCAATCGTGATCCCAGTCCCAACATTAATTGTATTAGAAGATCCATTTAAAGTAATGGATGAAGTTCCAATGGTTACAATACCAGTGATTCGTGCATCACCATTTACGAATAATGTTGTCCCAGATGCTCCTACTGCACCAACTTCTAAAATAAATCTTGGATTCGTGGTTCCTATGCCAACTAATCCACTGGAAGTTGTGGTAATGACTGTTCCACTAGTTCCTACATTAAGTCTTGATGCAGTTACAACTCCTACGGTAATATCAGGTGTTCCAGTAAGCCCTTGAGCATTGGTTGCTAAAGTGGCAGTAGATGCAGCACCAGTCAAAGCACCAATAAATGTGGTAGCAGTCACTACACCGGTAAAGGTTCCATTACCATCCACTGTAAGAGTACTGGTGGGGTTTGTGGTTCCTATACCAACGTTCTTAAGAGTGTGAATTCCTACAGATGTGACTGCCCAGGTTCCACCAATTGAAGTTAAGTTTGTTCCATCACCAAAACGAGTATAAATTTCTAGAAAATTGCTATTAATAATCCCACCGGCACTACGAAGAGTATCACCTGTTCCATCATTTGCTATTGCACCAGTGTTTATTGCTACTCTTGACATTTTATTGGGTATTTATTGGGTATTTATTAGAGGTAATTATTATATTTGAGTGGAACAACTCTATTAATTATTGCGGAGGTAGAAATACCCCCAATGCCATTTGTCCCATAAAAATTAAACTGTTCTGAATTTGTTCTTGATCCTAAGAAAATTTTACCCCAACTAAAATTACCAAAAGAATTGAAAGTAGAAATATCTCCAGTATAGGCACCACCACCAGCAAGAGAATCAAATTTAAATAAAGTTGAATCAAACGTAATATTTGTTGATGAAAATAAAATAGTTCCCACACCAACTGTTGATATTGGAGCATATACTCTTCTAACATAAGTTGTACCTAATCCAACAATTGTGGATTCTATTGTAGAAACTGATTCAACTTGATAAACATTGTCAATAAATTGAGTTCCAATTCCGATTATGGAACTATCTGCAATTCTTAATGAGTTTATAGATGTTGAAGCTGATCCAATATTGGAATTAGAAACAATAAAATAATCTCCGACAGATATTGAGCTTACTGTAACTGCAGTAGAAACAATTGAAGTATCTCTAAGAAAAGAATCATTGGGAATATAAAAATCAAAGATAAATTGATCTTCATCTCCTATAGTTGTTGTTCCAAATCCAACAATTGAGCCAAAATCACCATAATATGAATCTGAAGTATTAATTTCGTAAATTACTTCAGGTATTTCAATAAGAACTTGAGGTGGATTGGTTGTTGTATATCCAGATCCTGGAGATGTTACTGTTATTGAAGATACTGTACCTCCAACAGAAATTGTTGAAGATGCACTAGCTCTCATTGTAGTTCCAAAACCAATTGGATTACCGACTGTCACTGTGGGTGAAGTAGTATATCCCACACCACCTTCATTTATAATGATAGATGATATCGTTCCTGCAATAGAAACAATAGCCGTTGCTGAAGCACCCACGATTGTATCTTGAGATACTAAAATAATTTTTTGTTTATTTGATGTTGTTTGATTTTCTTTTACCGAATCGAAGAAAGATTTTACACTTTCAACATATACTATAGTAGATCCAATCCCAACAGATTGAATAACATATGTCGAAGGATTTATTAGTGCTTCATTTAAAATTCTACTTTTGCTTACAACTTTACCATTAATTATTTTATCTGATTTTTGTTTGCACCACTCAACAATTCTTTGATTTGCTGGATTTGAATCAATACCAAACCCATTATATGAATTTGTTTCAACGGTATCCGATGAAATAATTTCAGTTACTATTCGTTTTTCTTGGTCTTTAATTGTTAAATTGTCTCCAACTTTAACTGTCTCTAAAACATCACGGAACACAACATCAACATCACCACTTCCTTTATAAAATAGAATTTTGCATTTGTCTCCAATCACAGAACCATCATTAGAAGACCCTTTTGGTGGTTCTGCAAAAGTTATCACACTTCCTCCAGTGAAAGTATATCCTTCTCCAGGAACTTGAAGAACATCATTTAAAAAGACAAGAAGAGTTGCTTGAACATCGATGTTTGATCCTTTTGCTGATCTAATTGTAACTGGAGAAGAATTTAATGAAATAGTAAAAGATTTTCTTTTTCCATTAAACTGATTTTCAATTTTGTCAAGTACTTCAAGTTGACCAAAGTGCCAACCTGCAAATTCATCCGTTGCAGTTTTATCGATACTAATTTGAAATTCTTCAAAAGTTTTGGTTGTATCGGTTGGAATTCCAACAGATCCTCCAATCCCAACTGTTAAAATTTGAGATTGTCCATAATTATATCCAAAATTCTTAATTTCAAAATCGATAACACTAGATCCTTGCCCAACTACAATATCAATTGTTGCCTCAGTACCAAATCCAGAAGGAGATTCTGAACTATAAATTAGAGGAATATTGGAGTATGAAAGTGGTGCATCGAAAATAACCTGTGGTGGATTTGAAATCGTATATCCAATTCCTGAATTTGTTATTGCAACCCCCACAATATGTCCATCAACAATTGATGCAATTCCAACATAAAAAATATCTGGAGTTTCTAAGGAAGATGTTGTAACACCAACTCTAACAGTTTGAACACCCGATCTATATCCGGATCCACTATTACCAATACTGATAGAGGAAATTGTACCTGCAATTGAAACTATTGCCGTTCCACCTGCAGATACCAATGGTTGATATCCAAACCCTCTTGTAGATCCAACTGATATAATTATTCCACCTTTTGGTATGCTTGCGTTATTTGGATCATATGCAACAGAAGTCGCAGTTCCGGTAAATGTTATGCTTGTAATTCCAGAACTTTCTGATAAAGAATAATCTTGAGGTATTGTTAATTGTCCTGTTGGTCCTTGAAATATCCCATTGATGAGTATTACTGAATTGTTGGTTGAAAAACCAGAAATATTTTCATTTTCTGATTGTAGAGTAAATATTTTTTGCGTGGCATCAAATCCTTGAGAAATATCATCAAAAACATAATTTTTTGCATATGTTTCCTCGTTACTATTTTCCGGTGCAGATCTTAAGAAAGATCTTCCCTGAAACTTAGAAAATGTAGTAATTCCTGTCCAATCTCTCTCACTTGGAGGATTAGTTGACGATCCAATTGGAATTGGTCCTTGAGGTGCTGTAATAAAATTAATAGTATTGTCAGTAATGTTATAATCTCCCATTACCTTTGTCACTTTAGAATATTGTGAGTGAGTTGACAATCCAGTCCCCATCCATGGTCGAGTAACGAGTATTGAATTTGTGCTTCCAAACCCAACAGTATTAATTAACATAATTTCATCATTAATTTTTATTAAGTCCCCACTAAAAAATGATGTTATTCCTGAAACCTTAATAATGTCGTCAATTAATCCAATGTGAGTGGTAATACCAGTAGTGACTGAAGTAGAAACGATCGGGGATTGAATATAGTTATCGATGGCAATTAAACATTTTGTATTTTGATTTTTTGCAGTAAATGTATGATATGTTCCCACTCCTACGTTTGTTATATCCAATGAAATTGGGATTGAATTTAAAGCATCCTCTGCAGATCTTGCAAGTTTTATTTTTTGATCATTTACTCTAATTGCATAAACAGAAGATGGTAAAATGTTTGTTGTTCCAACACCAACAAAACTAGTTGATGCTATTCCTATCGGACTTGCATAATTTGGATCATATGAATATAAAATTTCTTCCCCAGTTACAAAAAAGTGTTCTGGGAGAATAATGGTATCTTCAGAAACACTTACAATCGAAGAGTTTCCTCCATCAAAATTTCTTAAAAATATTGGTCTTTGTTTGTGAGTTAAATCAAATGCTCTTCTAACATCAATTTCGGTTGCTTGATAGAATCCAAATCCTGCACCAATAAGTGCATTGTTTAATTCTATTTCTGTCTCTAGAACATCTTCCAAATTAACTAATTGAAGGCTAGTTTGCAAAACACGAACTTGAACGTCAATATTAGGAACTGGAGTATAATAAAGATTGGTATATGGTGAAGAAACAGCTGCGCCAACAGTTCCAAGTCCAGAATGAGTTATTAGATTTCCATACTCCGTAATGTATGCATTTGTACCATCATCTAAGACAATAACCTCAGACATTTCATAACGATTATTGGTAGTGTCCTCTACACTTACCAAATAATAAGAACATTTATGATCATTAGGTGCAACGTCACTGTAACGAGCGATTACATTTTCTGTTGGAGAGGATGATGCTGCGATTGAAACATAGGAAGAATCAATAAAAGCAATATTTTCAGAATCAAACCCAAGATATTGAGTACCGATACCTGTTGATAAAGTACTTGCTATAGAAACAGTTATTGCATCAACAGTAGCTGCTATACCTGCATTTGGTGTGAAGTCAATTTTTACACTCCCCCCAGAAATATATGCATTATAAGTTCCTAATCCAGAACCTCCAAAAGAATCTAGAGAATGATTTGTTATCTGTCCATAGTCTAAAAACTCAACTGTTGTTCCATCATGAATTACGTTTATTTCATCAAATTCGAATTCTCCATTATTTCCTCTAATTTCTGCAAGTATTTTTGATGTTCTATATGTCGAAGCAAAAGAAACAATAGTCGTTGTGGTAGCAACTGAGACATTTGCTTTTGAAGATTTTATGTCTACTACATCACCTAATGTTGTAGAACCTATTCCAGCAGCTGAACTGCGAATATCAAAACTTACAAAACTTATATCATAATTATTAACAGCATATTTTGTAGGATGGAATTCTAATTGTCCTTCAGATCCAGATATGCTGAAATCAAAACTTCCAAGATCTAATTGACTTTCTACTCTGCCATATTGATTTAAATATCCAAATTGACCATTTTGTAATAATGAAACTATTAAAAATTGAGATTCTCCAGTAAATCTCTTATCTCTTACGTATGTAAAGTATTTTTTAGACTTATACGATATGTCAAAGGTATCAACAACAGAAAATCTAGTGGGTCTTGGTGTGCTATTAAATTGTGTGCTTATATCATCAATTACTAAAACTCTATTACCAAATGATTCAAAATAATCAGTTAAGACTTTAGAACCAAAATAAATTTCATTAGATATAAATTTTGCACCATTAATATCTAAAGAATTTTCCGTGACTAAATCAAAATTGTTATAGCAATCTAAATCAATTTCATTTGATATATCAGTAATTACATCAATAGTTGATCCAAAATAATCAGAATAAACTCCGTTATAGTTTAAGTCTTCCGATTCAATGATCAAATCACTAAACTTTAAGAATCCGACAGAGTGATTTAATGAACTGACAGAATCGTTCCAAGTTTCAAATGGAACTTTTGATTTTAAGGAATATGAAAAATTTTGATAATAATTATTATCAGCAATTCTCTCCGTATTAAAATTTAAAAATCCAGTTTCTTTGTGCCATCCATTTTTAACTATTGATGATGTTGATGTTTTTAATTCTGCATTAAAATCTATTTTTTTTCTGATTAATCCTTGAGTTTTGGATGTTTGACCTTTTATTATATTTCCTGTGCTAAAATCTTTTGTTGTTGAAATCTTTAAAAGACCGATTTCATTATTCCAACTTTCCACTTCACCAATATTATTTTGTGATGTTACAGTTTCTCCTAATATAAAATTATTTTTTTTCAATTTAATATCAAAAACTGGAAAATCCTTTTCTGCTATTATTCTTCCAGATGAATTGACAGAATCAAAATTGCCAGGAATTGAACCTTCATCTATGTATCCATCAAGGCTATATGTAACTATTCCTACACTTCCACCTAGAGGAATATAAACTTCCGATAAAGTGAACAAGGAATATCCATAATTTGAAGAATTGTATCCTATGCCAGTAGAACCAACTCCCACACTAATATTCTCAATCAAAACTTTATCCCCTACGGAAAATGGAGAAATATCACTAAATCCAGTATTTAATCCAACTGTTACTTTTTTAGTTGTGGAATTGTAACTTATACTATTAATTTTTACTCCATTTGGATTGTTAACTGGAATAATTTTTGGTGGGACATTGTATATACCAAAAGTATTTTTTAAAATTTTAACTTTAGTATCACCAATATTATATTTTAAATCCACATCTTCAACTTGTTTTCCGGTAAATCCATCAATTACAACCAAGTTTGGTGGTATCGTATAATTTTTTCCTGCGGAACTAATTCCAATTTCATCAAATGATGATAGAGAATCAACTATTAAAATTTCTGGAAGATTTACTACCGGTCTTAAAGTTTTATCTGAAGGAAAATCAAATCCAATATCTTCTATCTGGGCAGATAATATTTTTCCCACATTATCACTAGATGATTCTAAAATTGCACCATATCCAAAATTTGATACTATTGTTGAAATACCTGAAATATTTTTATATAAATTTCCTCCGTAATTTACAAAGATTTTTTCGATGGATCCAGATGCGGAAAGTGATGTTGTTGAATATTTAATATTTGCCGAATTTATATCATAGGAATTTGATTCTGGAACTAATGATAAATTATAAGTAAATGTTGATGTGGTTCCAATTCCAGTAATATCAAATTCTCCAGAATAAGCACTATCAATAATTTCAATTTGATTATTACTTTCTACCTCTTCGTCATTGTAAATTTCTTTTTTATTTTGAGAAATGAAATTAGTATTGGTTGGAGTAAAATTATAATAAAGTTGCTTTGGTAAATTTTCTGTTACCTTTAACAATAATGCTGCATTACTAGTAATTCCAACTTGTCCTATCTTCGAAACTTCAAAAAAAGTATTTTTTTCTGAAGAATTAAAAATATTTTTAAAATTCTTATCAGTATAAAGATTTAAATCAAATGCAGAATATAAAGTAGATCCGTTTTGAGATGATAGTGATGCATCTGAAAGATCAAATTTTAAACTATTATTTTTATATGCATATATTTTTGGATTGATTGGTGATAATGTTCCAAAAGATGCGGATGTTATACCAACAACTTCTGGAGTAAATTGTGTCGTTTGATATTTACTTGAGCATAATTTAATTTTATCTTTAGAAATTTTAATTACATAATAAATTTCTTCATCATTTAATCCAAAAGAAGAAAACGTTGAGGTATGAATTACTTTATCTCCTGTTAAAAATCCATGATTGGCAATTGTTATTGAGTTTTCTTCAACGTCCACATCTACTGCAGTGAATGATTTTGGATTAAATACCATTCTTCGATTATAATCATCATATTTTACTATAATGTTTGTAGTAGTAAATGGATTAACTTCAACAAATACTTTGTCACTTAAACTCAATCCATGAGTTGAAGATGTTGAAACAGTAACAATATTTTTAGATACTTCTGCTGAAATTACATTTTTCTTTATTGTCTTAAAACTATGATAGACTCCAGTTCCTATTCCAGTAAAAAATAATAATCCAAAATTTGAAGTGGTGCTTGCAATTCCGACAAAAGTTCCAGTAGATCCAATTCCAATACTATATGTTGATATTCCAATTAAATCATCGGAAATTTTACCGACATAAACAATTGAGGAACTTGATAAATCGAATTGAGAAGTTCCTCCCATTGAAACATTAATTGAAGTTCCGCCGTTTGTTTGATAATTTAAAATATCTCCAGTGTTTAATTTATGATTTGGTAAGTATATTGATTGTGTAGGAATAAAAATTTGAGTTATTCCTGCTCCTGGATTGGAGAAGAATATGGTTGTTCCAATTCCAACTCCGGTCGTAGATCCAAGTCCGAGAGATTCTTTTGGGTCAAAATAAATTTCTCTATTGAGTTCAAACTCTACATTATTTTCTGGTATTGAATTAAAAGTAAATTTTCTTGAATTTTCATATAATAAAGTTGAAGATGTGTGGGCTGCTGATATAGTATTATTTTGAGATCTAACAACTCTAATTCTGGAATTTTTGACATCTACATTAAGAACTTTAACTATTTCTTGATCTACTGTAAGAACATCATTTTCTCTCAACGAAAAAATATTATTTTCAAATAATCCCGATATACTAAAATATGTAACTACTCCAGTTATTCCATCAGTTCCTACACCAGATTTTAAAATAAAAGATTCAGTTTTAACACCAATATTAAAATTATTATTCAAATAATTAATTGATGTATTAAATCCGGATAATGAAATTAAATCATTATTTGATAAATTATGTGGATAAGTTGAAAAAGCAACATATGTTCCATTCGAATTGGATGGAATTAACTCCAATTGGGATATAGTTGTTGATGCAACACTAATACTTGTAACAGGTTTTCCTAGAATTCTAGAAACCTTTGCCTTTGTTTTTTGAATATTATTTTCTTCGGGATTAAATATTATTTGATCATTTATTTTATAATCAAATCCTCCAGTTAAAATTCCAACCGATTTTATACTACCTGTAGAAACTTCATTAATATTAACTTTTTGTGATTTTAGTTTATTTGGTTGAAAAAGATACTCATAATAGGCAGCATTTTCTGTCAAATTATATGGTGTTGTATTTCTAAACCATTCATCTTTGTTCAAATCATATGTAATTTGATTTGAATCTGGATTAAAATTGAATTCGTTTGGTTTAGATTTAAAAGTATTGCCGATTAAATATGGAAATACTGGTATTTTGTAATTTTTGAATGGCAAAATACTTTCAACGTTTCCCGGATTAATGGTTGCAAAGTATGCATAAACTCCATTTGGATAATCTGGGGTTACACAAAACCGTCCATTATGTTCATCCAAATCTCCAGAATTTGTAAATTCATAATCTTCAACAAAAAATCCTTGCGGAAAATTTGAAATTGGTGGTCTATTTGACTTGGTTACCAACTGATAACCAGAAGTCATTTCTCTAATCGTTCCTCCAGTTTTTGAAGAAAATCCATACGGGCCATATATTGGATTTCCATCATACGACCATCCTATAATTGGAGAATGATATGAGGACTTTATTTCTTCACCATTAACTTTTTGTAAATCAAATATACCATACTTAATTTCATTATCTTGGTTTTTCGAATATATGGATTCTCTTAGTTTTCTTGGTGCATACAAATGAGTATATTGTATACCAAAGTCTTCATTTAAGGATTTACTTAAAATTCCATCATCATCTGAAATACTATTCAAATATTTTTTAAATAAATTTATTGTCCATTTTTGAATATTTACATTAAACTTTGCACCATTTCCACTTTGAATTATATCAACTCGAATTTTATTTTCATATCCGATTCCCGGATTTTCAATTATTACTTTTGTTATTTTTCCATCTTTAATAACAGGAGTCAGTTTACCGTATTTTCCAGATCCATTAATTACTAGTTCTGGTGGAGAATTATATCCACTTCCCCCGTTTGTAATTAATACTTCTACAATTCGACCATTATTTACAATTGGCAAGACTTCTGCACCTGATCCACTATAAAGATCGAGTAATGGTTGTCTATTGTAATTTAAAATTTCAGACGATCCATATCCTATGCCACCATCGATAATTTGTGTTGATTCTACTGACCCTCTAAAAATTGGTTGAACTATTGCATTAAAATTTTGATCAGAAAAAGTTGTAACTCCAATTTTGCCTTCGATAGTTACAGAAATTGGTTCATAATTAAAAATATGCGTTCCAGATCCAGAGGATTTAAAACTAATATATTGCTTTGTTTCGTAGTAGAAAAGTTTTGCGGTCGATCCTAAACCCACATTAGAAAGTTTGAAATGATCTTCATCAACTTTTGTAACAATATATGATGTATTTGAACTCAATCCTGTTATTGGAATTTGATTAAATGTGTATTGAATAATATCCCCAGAATTATATTGATGATTTTTTATGTTTATCTGATTAGATGCAGTATTAACTCCGATATTACCAACTACCCTTTTCTTATTTTCGTAATTTGAACCAGAATTTTCAATTACAATATTTGAAATTATTTGCTTTTTATTGAAAGATTGCAGTCTATGTACACCATCTCCAAAAGAATTTAATGAAATTGTGTTTACTCCAGATATAGCATCTGCTTCATTTTTAAATAATTGAACAGTGACGGCATCTATAGTTCTAACATAATATTGTGAATTCGTAACTAATCCAGATATACCATTTTGACCATCAGTTTTATAAATTATTTTTTCCGCATTTCTAAATTTGTGATATGTTGAAAAACCTATAACATTATTAGACAATCCAACATTTGCCGATTGTGCTGTTGAATTAAATAGTGCCGAATGATCTATAAAAGTTGTACTTACTAATGCTTTTGCTCCACTTCCATTTCCGCCGGTGATCGTAACTATTGGTTTTGATAGGTAATCAAAACCAGGATCAATTATATCAATTCTTTTTAAATTGCCTTTTACTGAACAATTAGCAATTGCTCCACTGCCATTATCATCTGCTATTGCTAAAATTGGAGGATTTATTATATCATAATTATTTCCACCAGATGTTACTTCAATTTTTTGTAAAGATCCATAATAAATTACATCTTCGGATTTATAATTTAATATTTCTACTCCATTAATTAATATTCCTGTTTTTCCTGGACTTGTTAAGTAATTATCACTTTCATTATTTGGTGATTTAATTTCTCTCAACAAATTTTGATGTTTTAAAATTTTTTGATTAAAATCAAGATATTCAAAAGTATTTGAAGTAACTATTCCTGATACTGAAATAAAATTATTATTATAAAGATTTGCAGGACTACTTGCGATTTTAAATTGATTTTGATTTAATCTTTTTACATAATATATTCCCGGAGTTAAATTTTCAAATTTACTAGTAGTAGATACTAAAGTTCCATCGACGGTATCTTGAAATGTAAATGCATTGTAATAAATCGCATCACCAGTATAATATCCATGATCATTTACATTATCAATAGTGAAAATTTCTCCACTATATTGCCCATTTAATATTATTTTTTTATCGTAAAAATTTAATGGTTGATTGTAATAATTGGGTAAGGATGAGGAAGAAACTAAAACATCTTGATTAAATTTTGCATAGGTATTTTGTACATTTGAAATATAATTTTCAATATATGAATAATTTGATAGAGAAGAACTTACTTTAGGTTTTAAAATTTTTCTTTCAATTGTTGTTATATTTCCATTGATTAATCCCTGACCACTAATAGAAAATATGAACTCATTTATTATGTTTGTTACAGAACATGTTTTAATTTCAGATGCATTATTTGTAATTAAAAGAATATCCCCAATATTAAAATTGTTTGGAACATAAGTCTCAATATTATAAGTAAAGTCTGAAGTATCAATTAATACAATTGATTTAATGTCAAATTTTGTTGCAATATTATAAATCCAACTGTTTGTTTTTGGGCTACTTGTCGTTATTCCCAACGATTTAATGAGAGCAGTATCATTTTTTGAAAAATAATAAGTATCATCGTTTATTGTTAAATCGGAAAGTACAGATCCAATTCTAACTTCTACTTTTGATGTTGTTCCAAATCCAACGTATCCATAAGCATTAACGTTTAGTCTGATATTTGATTTGGAATTTATATTAAAAGTTATACCTTTTTCTGTTGTGCTAGCTAATCCAACGTCAAAAAATTGATTATTGCTTTTTGATCCGTATGCGAGTATATCTATGTTACCAGAAGAAGATTCTGCAATCAATTCTCCAGAATTAGGAAATCCTATTGTAGAATCGACATCAATAATTGAAGATCCGACAGAAACTGAATTTATTACTTTTGTAATTGGATGTACTGAAAATTCACCATAAACACTACCATCAACA